GTGAGTTTCCTTATTGGTGGGTTTTTGTTAGTTTTCCAGAAATTAGCTGTTAAGAGCAAGAGACCTCCAGTTGCTTAGACTGTCAGGCGGGATTTCTATCCTAGAAGATAAATCTTCATTGCGGGACGACCAATTGTTCACGCTCTCTTAACCAGGGTACCATCACATACGAACTTAATCGATTAACAGTTCAGTTCCCCTGAAGGCGAGATTTCCTTCAAAAATTATTATACTGGTTTTCCTTCCAGATGGTCTTAGACCTTAACTCCCTAACGAGGAGCTTCTATATCTATCTAATATATATATATATTATGTACATAAAGCCTGAAGAGACATACGTGTTCTCTTTTTACTTAGCTTAGGTTTCATTAGATATTGCTAGTGACATAGAATAGATGCCATTTAATGGCTGTTGTAAATAGCTAATAAACAACAACTGGAAAGTAAGAGTCAATCTTTAAAGGCTGAACATCTTCTTTCTCTATCGGTTTAATATAATTATATTGCACTTCTTTAGCATACCGAGCCGCTCTACGCCATATCCCATTATTATAATTATTAATGATATGATCTTTATACGTATTACGGTCTGAAAGTCCTTCAAAACAAACTGTTGTAAAATCTTCTATAGGTTTTGTAAGAACTGTTTCGATACACATCGAAGCATAAAGTTGCTCCGAGTTATCCTTTAAATCCTGTTCATCAAGAACGTCTGTAAATATATCGACTTCTTCAGCACTTAATAGAGGTCTTGCGCCTCGAAAATGTATTTTATCTAAATTAAGTTCTTTCTTGACAAAGTTATCCAGTTCGACGGCATATTCTAATCGCCTTGGTCGTAATTCTAACATTTTAATTCGAATGAAAGCGGCACATAGCCTATCAAAATAATCATTAGTTGATTCACTTTCCGGAATTAAACCAGGTCCCCCTAGCCAAGTAGGCATATTCCAGGGTATATCAGGATATTTATTGAGAACACTTCTGTTTCTCTTTATGAACATAGCCGATGCTAGTTCCCAACAATCTTCTGGGGTTGTTTCCTTAAGTTCTCGATGCAAAGTACCTAGCTCATTGAATGCTAAATTCTCTCGAGAGCCCACTTTAGGTTGCCCATAAACGATTCCCATATTAATATATTTGACTCGTTCCCAGATCCCTTTTTGCTTATCTAAATAATAAGTACATGAGTTAATAACTGCAAAACAGGGTTCACATTCTAAACTACTAACATAAGACTTACCAACAGAGGGTGTTAAACCCCCGAAAGCAGCAATAGTAGTCCAAACTTGAGTTATAGATTGTGTGTAGTCACCTTCTTCAAATCGATTAGATCGAGACTTCAAACCCCTAAAGAGGCAATCATCTCCATTAACTCGTAATGGTAACGGATTATAACAATAATTTCCATTTTTATTACCATTTAATTTGTTAACTCTCCTTGCTCTGGCATAGGTAGACTCATTAACAACCGAATAACGTGAATTAGTGTTCAGCTCGATGGCCATTCTGCATAAAACTGCATTAGCCAAACATAGAATAGGAAACGAAGTAACACTTCCCATCAACTGTCCCTCCATTTGAGGCAGTTCATTTCCTTCTTCATCGAGAAAGATATGCTTTGTTAAAGACCTTATAAAATATTCTCTTAGGTCGGGAGGTATGTGTGAACCATTCTCTTCTAGTATATCTACAAGACTATTAGCTAATTCTTCAGAAATCCACGAATGTAAATTATCAGTGGATGCTTTATAGTCACCAGAGTTTATCTCTTCATCAGGGTTGATATCCTTAAGCAATAAATTAATATCATCGTCTGTAACAGGCCGACTAATCAATTCAAAGACTGGATGTTGTTTTAATGTTCGCCACATAAATTTTTGAAGTGGGGACAAACATGTGTATAGTTTACACGGTCCTTTGGAGATGACTCTGATCTTTAGAGGTTCATCGAGCCCTACAGTTTGTACATAGGGTAGTTCATTTTTAGTTTCGGCCCAGAGATCCCAAAAGATCTCTCCCCAAATAAGATTTAAGTCTGACTTTTCTAACCGGACGCCAGGAAGGATTGTTTCCTTTCCCTCTAGGAATCTTTGATCAATAATTTCTTGTTCTATTTTTCTTTCTTTTTGTTGAAATTTAGCATTAATCTCGACGGTCGAAGCGATTTCAAGCGGATCTATTTTTATTAATTTTTTATCTTTTAAGTTTTCATACTTAGCTTGAATATCCTGGCTCATAAGCCAGTCCTTAAATTCTCCTACTGCTCCATATTCACTTCTTGTTCTATTATAATTTGAATTAAAAGATGGAACAAATGGACGTTCCCAATCATCTTTGGTTATCTGCCGATCAAAAAAAATTTCTCTAATTATACGGCGACACTCCTCTTTTACAAGATCTTGTGTCAACTCAAAGTCTGAGGTTGGACTCTCAATTACTACTGGATAAATTTCCTTAGGTTTCGTAGTGAGAGCTTTCATAGTGTCTAATTCTTTTTCATGAATCATCCATTTTGGTGCTTTAGGCATTCCCTTCTTTACACCCAACAACATAGTCTCTAAGATTGAGACCCATTTAGAACTCGGATTTTTACTTTTTAAATATTTTTGTTTGGTTATTTTCATCCAAGAATTAAACATGCCGGGCAGGATTTGGTGTTCCTGTATTTCTTCCATAAAAGAAGGTTTAGTTACGCTAGGTTGTTTCATCCAGAAAGCATAAAATGCGGTCGTTTGATATTTAAAAAACTCGACCCAACTATTGTAACTTTTTTTTGTGCAAATATTAATTACATTTTGTATATACATGGTTTTGGTTTGGTAAAATTTTGATTTATATTTTTGTTCCTTATCCAAAACCGTTCTTCTCTTCTCTCTTTCGTTTTCGCAAAGATTTTTAGAATTTTTATATTTTAAAGCGTTATACGAATCATCAAGTTGTAAATTAGAGAGAGGTTTCTTAAATCCTAAGAGTATACAAGCATCGATCAGTGTTGTGACACACCTTTCGACGTTTGTAGCGAGTTCATTCAGTAATATTTCGGTTAGTCTTAGACAATCGTCTTTGCTGAACTCCTCTTTGCCTTGTTTGACTTTTAATAAAAATTTTTTCTTAAACAAGGTAGGATAATATTTACCAACGTCTTCCATAGCAAATGGAAGTGGTATATTGGGGACATTTACGATGTATCCCTTCAACGTGCGAAAAACTCCGGGTGCATGGTCACCAGTTATTTCGCTCACATTTAGATCACGGATCAATTGATTTGTGAGTTCGTTCTCAGTGTTAGCTGACCCCTCCATTTCTGGAAGGGCGGTTTTCATCGAG